TATCAGACAGTATCATATTATATACACCAAGTGAAGCTCTAAAGTTTGGTTATAGTGTAGCACAAGATGGTATAGAAACAGGTCTTGCCGGTTTATTAGGGCAAGAACTAGGTAAAATAAAAGATATTTCAAGTGCTATGGCGGCAATCAAAAGTGGTGGTGCTGACGCTGTTAAAATGTTAGCAAGAACAGGTATATTTGGTGCTGTTGGTTTGATACCGGGTATGGAGAATGTTCAGGCAGCTTATGATAAAGCAAAAGGTATAGCAGTAAACCCACAACAAGAGATGGTGTTTAGTAAAGTAAACTTTAGAGAGTTTGAGTTTCCGTTTGAGTTTGCTCCTAAGAATGCTCAGGAGAAGGACCAAATGCACAAGATAATAAATCTATTTAAGTTTCATATGCATCCTGAATACAAGGGTGATACAAAAGGTTTCTTTAATGTACCAAGTGAGTTTCAAATTACATACATGTACAGAGAAAACATTAACACATATATACCAAGAATTAGTCGTTGTGTATTGGCAAATATGAACATAGACTATGCTCCTGAGGGTGTATTTACCACATTTAAGGCAGACAACCAAGGCGCTGCTCCTGTGTTGGCAACAATGAACTTAACGTTTAAAGAAACGGAAGTAATGACTAAAGAAAGAATTGCTGAAGGATTTTAATGGCGTACTTTACTAATTTTCCAAAAGGTTACTATGACATCAAAGGTAATGGTCAAGTAAAACTGGTAACAGACTTGATGAGAAGAATTAAGGTCAGGTCTAAAATCAGAGATGAGGCAAGTCTATATCAAACGTATGATGTACCAAATGGTGAGAGACCAGAAACAACAGCATTTAAACACTTTGGTGATACAGAATTACATTGGGTAATATTAATGACCAATGATATAACAGACGCTTACTATGAATGGCCGTTATCAGAGCAAGACTTTGAAACATATGTTAGAGATAAGTATGCCAATCCTGACGCTGTACATCATTATGAAGTAACACAATCAAGTGGCAGACAAACAGGTAATGGACCTGAAGACTACTCACACAAAGTACAAGTTAACTCAGACGCCGTTGGTGCTCAATCAGTTTCTAATTACGAGTATGAACAAAGACTACAAGATGAAAGAAGAACAATTAAGTTGTTACAACCACAATTTCTAGGTCTATTCATAGAAGAATTTGAAAGACTAGTTAGGAAATAGAATGATATGTATAGTGAAATTGATACAGACCAATTAAGACAAGCAGGCGAATACGTCTTATCAGATGTAGAGTTAGTTTCTTTTCAATCAGCAGATGGCAGTAGACCAAAAAGAATTTCAGTAAGATCACTAGTCACAGAGGTAAATGTATATGAAGGATTATATAACAAAAACCTATCTGGTGAAATTGTATTAACAGACGCACAAAACGTAGTAGGTCATTTACCGTTAACAGGTTTTGAACGAATAGAATTTAAGTTGTTTACACCTGGCACAAGTAGAGGTTACGACTTTACAAAAGACACAGGTCACCCTATGTTTATCTACAAGATTGCCGATAGAGTTGGTGCCTCTCCTAGAACTCAGATGTATAAGTTAAACTTTTGTTCAGCAGAGATGATAAAGAACGAACAAGTCAAAGTAGAACGAGCATTTACTGACACATACGAAAACAATGTCATGTCAATATTAAGAAATGAATTACAATGTAAGAAGACATTGATTGTAGAAGAAACAAAAGGTATTCGTAAGTACACCACACCAAAATTAAGACCATTTGAGGCAATAGATGAGTTTGGTAAGAATGCCGAAAGTAAGGTGTTTGACAATGCTGGTATGTTGTTTTATGAAACTGCCATTGGTTATCACTTTCAATCAATAGAGTCTATGTTAGCTATATCAAATAGTGTTGCACGACCAGTACAGGCAAAGTACACACCTAAACCTGCCAATATACGTGACGCCAGAGGTAATAGAGATGTCATAAAAGAGATGCAAACTGTATCACATTTTCAAATTAACGAACAGTTTAACACACTAAAGAATTTAAGAAACGGTGTATATAATGCTCGTGTGGTGACACATGATAATTTTAATAAGACCTTTAGTGAAGTTGATTTTGATTACGCTGAACAGTATAGTAAATCGTTTCATACAGAGCATGACGGCACAGGTGGTCTACAAGACTATAAGAGTATTATGCCATTGTTTAACTACAATGAAAACAAGTATTTTAGTGAGTTTCCAGCAGGCACACAGTATATACAATCAACAACCGAAAATATACACACTGATATAGAACGAGTGCCTAACGAGACCATACTACCAAAAAGATTAAGTCAACGATTATCATTTGAAACAATGTCATTAACTATTACAGTACCAGGGTTTACAGGTGTAAGTGTTGGTGATCTAATAGCATTTGAAATGCCAAGTTATGAACCGTCTGGAGTTGACAATCCGTTAGACCTAGACCCATATATGAGTGGACGTTACTTAGTAAAGGCAATACGACACAAGGTACAAACAGGCACAGATAGACACGAAATGGTACTGGATATATTTAAAGATTCAGTCTATAAGGGTTACCCACAAGAAAATATCAATACCTTAGATACAAGAGAAAACCAAGAGTCTGTAAACGTCTTAAAGTATGACTTAGACGATACACTATTAGATAATACAAACGAAGGAGTATTTAAATGATAACTCCTCAGAGAGATACAGAGAATCAGAGATTTTCCGACGCTTCCGAGCGCTTAGGACATGGCCATCTATCAGAATTGAGTATATGGTCTACAATATAACACAAACGACAGTGAAAGGCAAGTAAATAAGAACAATGAGAAATGTAATAGACAAATTTAAGAATAACATTGGCAACCTCTCAAATGAACTGATAGAAATATATCATAAAGAGAAATATCAGAGGTTCTACAAGGGGTCAAGTGATAAAGTCAGTCTGGCGACTGCCTGTTTCTATATTGGACAAGGGATAAGTCATATACATAGGTCTATACAGTGGTTGCGTACGGCCATATTAAATAGGCTTAAATAGAGTATAGTGAGTGAATTAAAAGCAAACATATATCGGTAAAAAATAAAAAGTATGAACAATAAAATTTTAGGGTTAAATGGTTTTATCTGGTTTGTTGGCGTAGTAGAGGATAGATTAGACCCTACTTACACTGGCCGACTAAGAGTACGTGCCCTTGGTCATCACACATCAAACAAAGAATTACTCCCAACGGCCGACTTACCATGGGCGTCTATACTATTGCCTGTTACATCAGCAGGTATTACTGGACTTGGCCAGACACCAAGTGGTTTAGTAGAGGGAAGTTGGGTGTTAGGATATTTTAGAGATGGCGAAACACGGCAAGAACCGGTAATACTTGGTTCATTACCTGGTCGCCCATCAGAACTCGCTCAGTCGGGTGGTTTCTATGACCCTAACGGTATATACCCAAAATACAAAGATGAACCTGATACCAATAGACTGGCCGTCAATTTAAAAACAGATGGTGAAGAGGTCAACCCTCATTTATCATTAACACTTAGACGTAGTACAAGAATTACAGGAGTGGCAACGGCAGACGTAAACCCCGTAACGGCCGCCGATGGATCAGCAATAGTCGGTTCAGATGGTGATACCTTTGATCAACCAGAAATACCTTACTCGGCCGTTTATCCGTATAATCATGTGTATGAAAGTGAAAGTGGTCACCTAATGGAATATGATGACACAAATGGATCAGAAAGAATATACCAGGCACACCGTACAGGCACCTCATATGAAATAGACAAAGATGGTAATAAAGTAGAGATTATAAAAGGCGAGTCATATCGTTTATTAAGTAACAAAGAACAAGTACAAATTAGTGGCGACTCTGATATTTCTATAGACGGCCGCCATAAGATTTACATTAACAAATCCAATACCCTTAACAATCATTACGACATACAAGTAGGCACAGGCGCCAACATTAACATACAAGTTGACTCAGGTGATGTAAACCTAATTACAACAACAGGTAAGATAAACGT